AAGGTGGTAACAAGCATCACTGCTGGAAATTAAAGCATCGTTTGATTTATGCACAACATTATGGCGAAATAACAGGTGAAACGATTGTCAGGTTTTATGATAACGACAAACAAAATTTTAATATTAAAAATTTATATGCGGTAACAAAAGGCGAAAACGCTGTTTTAAATCGTTTAAAATTTGCCAATGAACCACTTGAGTTAAAACCGACAATATTGGCAATGGTTAGAATGTGCTTAAAAGCTAAAATACCTTATAGGATTACTTGATGCAAATCACACAACGTAAAACTGCGGATTTAATACCATATGTGAACAACGCACGAACACACAGCGAGCAACAGGTGTTGCAGATCGCGGCAAGTATAAAAGAGTTTGGTTTTAATTCGCCCGTGCTGGTTGATGGGGAGAACGGCATTATTGCGGGTCATGGGCGCGTGTTGGCGGCAAAAAAGTTAGGACTTGATGAAGTACCAACCATTGAGCTTAAACACCTCACCAAGACGCAAAAGAAAGCATATATTCTTGCAGATAATCGCTTGGCGTTGAATAGCGGCTGGGATAATGATTTGTTGGCGTTAGAGTTGGGGGAATTATCAGACGATGGGTTTGATTTAGAATTATTAGGTTTTGATAATACTGAATTGTCATTGATTGGTAACCAAGAAGAAGTGCAAGATGGTCTTACTGATGAAGATGAAATACCTGAAACACCAATAGAACCAATAACTAAACTACATGATGTTTGGTTATTAGGAAATCATAAATTAATGTGTGGTGATAGCACTAATATTGATGATGTTGATGTTTTGATGGGGGGGGGTAAAGCCGATATGGTATGGACTGACCCGCCATATAATGTGGCTATTGAAGGAATTGCTGGAAAAATTCTAAATGACGACATGAGCGATGAGTCTTTCAAGCAATTTCTTCTTGATGTATATGCTTGTTATTTTATGGTCATAAAAGATGGCGGTGTTATTTATGTTGCTCATGCAGATTCAGAGCGTGTAAATTTCACTAAATGCTTTAAAGATGCTGGATTTAAATTAAGTCAAGTATTGATATGGGTTAAACAATCTGGGACATTAAGTAGACAAGATTTTAACTGGCAACATGAGCCAATTCTTTATGGATGGAAAGAAGGCGCAGCACATTATTTTTGTGGTGATTTCACAAGAACTAGCGTGATTGATGATGATATAGATATAAAAAAAATGAATAAAGCAGAATTACAAGAATTGGTTAATAGCTATAGAACTGAACAAAAAAATACAGCACTTCGAGAAAATAGACCTTATCGTAGCGAATTGCATCCAACCATGAAGCCTGTAAACTTAGTACAGAGAATGATTGAATGGAGTAGCAAACCTAAAGAGGTTGTTCTTGATTTGTTTGGTGGAAGTGGAACAACTTTGATGGCTTGCCAAAATGCAAACCGACACGCAAGATTGATGGAACTAGACCCAAAATACTGCGATGTAATAGTAAAACGCTGGCAAGACTTCACAGGCAAACAAGCCACATTAGAATCAACAGGTGAACCTTATGGCTCTTACACCTAAACAAGAACGCTTTGCACAACTCGTTGCAGAAGGCAAAACACAGGCTGATGCTTATCGTGGGGCGTTTGATACTAAGCCAGCAACTAAGCCTGAAACAATACAAGCTAATGCTTCACGGCTTATGGCTGACAGCAATATTTCAGCAAGGGTTGACGAACTACGCAAACCAATCATTGAAGCCGTTGGCATTACACTTGAATCGCATTTAAAAGACTTGATGACATTGCGCAACCTTGCTGTAAAAAACAATCAAATCAATGCGGCAATTACGGCTGAAATTGCCAGAGGTAAAGCAGCAGGCGTATCAACAGATCGTGTTGAAGCAACTATAAAAACAGGTTACACATTTGTGGTTGAGCGAGCAGCGCGTGAAGATTAGGCTTAAGTTAACCGAACCACAAGAGGACTTCATTTTCAGTGAAGCAATACACCCTGCAATGGTGGCGGGATATGGCGCGGGAAAATCACAAGCCGCAGTGATTAGACTGGCTTTGCTTGCACTTAAATACGATGGTTTATCGTTTGGGTTTGTTGAGCCTACTTATGACCTTATCCGATTGATTGCCTTCCCGCGCTTTCAAGAAATACTTGATGAGTGGGGCGTGAAATATAATCTCAATAAAGCTGATGCTATTATCAAACTGGAAAACAATTCGCAGATTATTTTTAGATCAGCAGACAATCCAGAGCGTTTAGTTGGTTTTCAATTAGCGGATGCGGTAATCGATGAAGCCGATACGTTGCGCGTTGACCAAGCCAAACTGGTTTGGACTAAAATGCTTGGACGGATTAGAGAACGCAAACCAGATAATTCACCTAACACACTTGCAGCAGTATCAACGCCTGAAGGTTTTGCTTTCATGTACGAAATGTGGGGCAAAGAACCACGCGAAGGCTACGAGTTAATTAAAGCACCTACTTCAAGCAATCCCTATTTACCCGATGGTTATATCAAGCAACTTGAAGCAACGTACTCAAGCGCACAATTATCCGCGTATCTTGATGGCAATTTTGTAAACCTTAACGCTGGGAGCGTCTACCATGAGTTTGACAGAAATCTTAATTCATCCATTGAAGTTATTAATTCAGACGATGTTTTGCATGTTGGGTTGGATTTTAACGTTTCCAATATGTCTGCTGTTATTCATGTATTGCGCGGTGACAGCGTTCATGTTGTTAATGAGCTCACTGGCGTGTTCGATACGCCAACAATGGCGCGGTTATTAAAAGAACGCTACCCAACGCACAGGATTTTAATTTATCCTGACGCAAGCGGTAACGCTCGAAAATCAAACAACGCAAGCGAATCAGATCACAGCATTTTGCGCTCGTATGGGTTGCAAGTGTTGGTTAATTCACGCAATCCATTCATTAAAGATCGCGTGTTATCAGTTAACGCCATGATTCACAATTTAGGCGCAAGACGTTATTTTGTTAATGCGCAGTATTGTCCAATGCTGGTTGAATCACTTGAAAAGCAATGCTATGCAAAAACGGGTGAGCCTGACAAAGCTGGTGGGTTTGACCACGTTGTTGATGCAACAGGTTATTTTATTGCGTATAGATACCCGCTAGTGAATAATAGGCCAACATTTGCAGCAATTACAGGAATTTAAAAATGGCAGTAGACACTAAACATTCTGAATATTTAGAATATAAAAACCAATGGGATAGATGCGAAGATGTTGTAGAAGGACAAGACGAAATACATAAAGAAGGCATTGAATATTTACCGCGTCTTAGTGGGCAAACTGATGCTGAATATTATGCTTATAAAAAAAGAGCAATGCTATATAACGCGACTGCTAGAACGGTAAATGGATTGACTGGTTTATTATTCCTTAAACCCGAAGTCATCACAGCACCTGCAGCAATGGATAATATTATTGCAGACGTGACAATGGGTGGGTTATCGTTGCATCAATTTGCTGAAATGGTAGCAGAAGAAGTTATTACTATCGGACGTTGTGCCGTGCTTGTCGATTACCCACCTATTGTTAACGCGGTAACACTTGCACAAGCACAGGCACAAGGCGCAAGACCTTACGCGACCATGTACGATGCAGAATCAATCATTAACTGGAAAACGGGGCGCATTAACAACGTTGAACAGTTAACGCTTGTTGTGCTTGAAGAAGAACACGAGATTGCAGTTGATGAGTTTGAATCTAAATGTGAACCGCAATGGCGCGTTCTTGATTTAGGCGATGGTGGAATTTATCGTCAACGTGTTTTCCGCAAAGACAAACGCGGTGAATTTATTTTAGTGGATGAAATTTATCCACAAATTAACGGCAAAGCATTAAACAAAATACCGTTTGAGTTTTTTGGCGTGCGTGACAATTCACCATGTGTGGATAAACCTCCATTGCTTGACCTTGTTGACGTTAATTTATCTCATTACAGAACCACAGCCGATTATGAACATGGCTTGCACTTTACTGGACTACCAACACCTGTAGTCACTGGTTATTATTCAGACGATAAAAGCGCGTCACTTCGTATCGGTAGCGGAACGGCATGGTTATTGCCAGACCCGCAATCAAAAGCATTTTATCTTGAATTTACAGGGCAAGGCTTAGGCGAACTGCGCGAGGCATTGCGCTCAAAAGAGGCAATGATGGCAACACTTGGGGCGCGTATTTTAGCACCAGAAAAACGCGCAGCAGAATCAGCGCAAACGGCTAATATTCACAGATCAAGTGAAAACAGTGTACTTGCTTCAATTTCACAATCAATCAGTATCGGATTAACGCACGTCATGGAGTATTTGCGCGATTGGTCAGGCGTAACTGGTGATGTTAAGGTTGAGTTAAACCGTGATTTTATTCCAAACTCAATGACAGCTCAGGACTTGGATAGTTTAGTTAAGGCTTGGCAAAGCGGTTCAATCTCACATCAAACTCTATTCGATAACCTTGTCGCTGGTGACATTATCATGCAGGACGTATCGTTTGACGATGAGATGGAGCGCATTGCAGTTATGCCTGCTACTGGTGGGATGTTGTAATGGAAGAATCAGCTAACACGCAACTACGCGATAAAACGATTGCACATGAAATTTATTTGCAGCGATATTATTCATCAACAAGTAAAAAGGTCATGGACTTGTTGCGTGTTGTTGAAAAAGATTTGGTTAAACAATTAAAAACGCTAGACCTTGATAGCCAAATGACAATTCCACAGATTGACGCGCGTTTGGAATCAGTGCGGGCGATTTTAAATGAAGGTTATGATTTAGCCGGTAAAGAGTTAATCAGTAACATGAAAGACGCAGCAGAGTATGAGCAAGAATGGCAAATCAAAGCCATTGATGATTCAACGCCTGTTGTGCTTGATATGGTAGCGGTTGCGCCCGTGACGTTATTTGCTGCGATTGAATCAAAACCATTGCAGGGAAAACTGATTAAAGAATGGATTGATAAATTAGATCAAGATAGTTACACGCGCATACAGGACGCGGTTAGGATTGGCTTAGTTGAAGGGCAATCTTATAGTGACGTGGTTAAACGCATTACAGGCACGAAAGCATTGCAATACACTGATGGCATTAACTCACTTAACGCACGTCAAACGCAGGCATTGGTATCAACTGCAATGTCACACGCAACCAATGTAGCAAGCGAAGAATTTTATAAAGCCAACGACGATTTAATAAAAGGCTGGCAATTTTTAGCTACGCTTGATTTTAAAACAACAACCCTGTGCA